AGAATAGTCAAATCTGTTAAAGAAGTCGGTAGTTTTGTTAATAAATCTGCTAAAAAAATATCAAATCTTAGAAAAAATAGATAAAAATAGATAATAACTTTTTTTTATATATTATATACATTTATATGTTTAGTGTTCGTGTTCCTTTTTTTGGTCTTCCGCGCCCTTTTAATATTTGAATATCCGCTGTATCTTCTATTATTGATGTTATTTCTTCGTCACTTACTGAAAGAGTTTCTATATTATTATCAGTATCGTCTATTGATATTTTGCTATGAACATTTTTAATTATATTATCTATATCTTCGTATTGTTTTTTCTCATTATATTGTGATGGAATAGTTTTATTTTGTGTAAATTGAGGCATATTTGAAGGTACAGGATCGCTATTTAAAGAACCAAATAAATTACTAACCATATTAAATAATCCCATATTATCATTGCTCGAACCTCTATTTTGAGACATTTGTGGTATTTGTTGTTGAGCATTACCCATTACATATTGTTTCGCCGCCGCATTCTGAAACTGTTTCATTAATTCAGGATTAGAACGTAATACATTTTCAACATCAGGCAATGGTTGTTCTTTAAACATTCGACTTGTTAAATGAAACATAAACGCACTTCCCGATAAAGAAATGAAAAGTCTTAATTCGGGTGCCATTTTCTTTCCTGTAGCCTTATATTTATAATGTAATTCTTCAAAAATATCATCATAATCATTGATATTTTCATTTACTTGCTCTGACCACCCGTCTAATTTAATTGAAAATGGATCATATCGCCCATTAATATATTCAGTTCCTGAAATAAAAGCCATTAACATTTTTTGCTGAAATCTCACACTACCATCTAGTTCTTTTTCCCTTATAATTCTATTATATTCAGTTCTCATCTCTTCAATATCTGAATTCATATTGAATTTAAAAGGTATCTTAAACCCCTTTGATTCTAATCTGTCTAATTGATATATTATTTCTCTCTTTTCATTTATCTCGTTTTTAATTATTTCTTTAGGGCTTAAAAAACTATTATTTTTATAATTGTTATTATGTTTATTTTTTTTGCCGCCACCACTTCCTTCACTTCCTTCACTGCCTCCACTGCCCTCACTTCCTCCACTTCCTTCACTTCCTTCGCTTTCTTCACTGCCTTCGCTGCGCCCGCTTTCACTTGTACAATCGCTTGCGTTATAATCGTATTTCTTTTTTTTTCCACTTTGCGAACTTTTTGAACTGTATAGACTTTTACCACTATTTTTACTTTCGTCACTATCGCTTTCAGTTTCTATTTTTGTAACCCTACCAATTTTATCTTTATTACGATAAATATTACCTATATTTTTCATATAGTTTTTTTTACCACCTGAAGAACTTCCGTTAGAAGAACCTGACGACATTGATATAACATCGTCACTTATTTTCTTTTTATTAAATAATTCGCTATTTATACCAATACTGGACTGTTTGTTCATTGGTATATTAAAATCAAAAGACGGTGTATTAAAACTATCTTTGTTCAATTCTATTAAATCACTATTTCTATTATTATAATTTGATAGTAAAGCCATATTATATATTTATTTGGGTATCAAATGTTTATATATCTATTATAATTTTTAAATGTTTATTAATACGCATTTAGAGAAAAAAAATAATTTTTAGTTATTTCTATTAGATAGCCACGATAACCAAGCGTCATAAAATAATTTACCTGATTTTTTATAATATTCTGGATGAAATTGTATCCCTAATATATCTTTCTTTTTATAATATAATATGTCTATCATATTTTTTCTTTTCATTACAACATTTATATTTTTGCCTACTTTAGTAACTATATCATTGTGATTATATCTATATTTAGTTTTTATAATATCAAAAGGATACTTTATTTTTAAAGGTTTATCATAGTTTATAATATATCCAGCGTCTCTCGTTCGGACATTAGATAACCTCCCAAATCTTATTGCGATATATTGCATTCCGTAACAAATTGCCAAAATATGTATCTTGTTAGCATGCTTAAATATTATCTCAGGAACTTTGGGTGATCTTCTATTAACTAGGCGATAATCAGAACCAGAAATTATAATCGCATCCAATTTATCCCCGAGATTATTAAGCAATTCTATGATGCCGTCTTCATCGTACCAATATCTAAAACATAATCTCGCCTTTCTTATAGATTTTTTAAAACGCATTTTATCAATATTGTTCATAACACGATTACTATACATTAATATTATCAATATTTTAGGATTTTTCTTTTTTTTCATTATCTTCATTATTATCAATGTTTCTAATATATATTTTATTATATTTATTCTCAATGTTATCTTTTATATTACTTCTAATATATGAAACTGCCTGTAAACACGCATCGCTCAAATCATCCTTCTTCTTATTTTCATTAAATATCTTTTTTAAATGTTCATCTTCACTTATATATTCGCGACATAATTCTATACTAAGCATCTTGTTCATTTTATATTTATCGCGTCTAAAACCTTTCTTATTTTTAACATCGCCTTTATCGTCGGATTCAATATTAATTATATATTTGTGATTTTTTGTTTTTAAGGAAGCATTTACAAGAACTACATTCCCGACCTCTTTATCCCAATATTTAATTAAACTAAAATAACCATATATTATATGTTGAATAGTCTTCATTATTCCATTTAAATTAGATGGTTGATTCTCTATTAAAACATATTCTATCATATTTATATTTATATTCTTGAGATTTCCTATTATATTATCCATCTCAATATATATTCTTTCGGATATATCTTCTATCCCTTTAATCTCTTTCTTTGATGACGCTAATGCTATTATGCGCCAATCGAGAATTTCTAATATATCCGTCTTCTTTATTATACATACCGCCAAATTCTTAACCCCAATATCAAAACTTATATATATCATATATTAATATATATTATTCATATCCTTATTTACTCAATAATTTTACTATTTTTAATTATTTTTATTAATACTTTTTTGAATTTCGGCTACTATTTTAGGTGTATATGATGTGATATTATAATTTTTAATAAGTGTTATTAAATCTTTCCAAAAAGTATCATTATTATATTTTGAATTGTATTTATTTATTCTCTTGCATTTTTTATATAACCATTTATATAATTTCTCTAAATTTTCTGTAGTCTTATTTGATATCTTACTTATTCTTTTTTCTTTAATTAATCTATCTATATATCTTTTCAAATCTTCGCATTTATGATTATTCGGTAAAGTCTCACGCAAATCATAAAATTTCATATAATTATATGATGGACATATTAATAAATTTTCAGTATAATCTATAAATGTTGGATTATTATCTATTATTAATAGTCTCTTACTGATATCATATTTATTAGGTATTTTTAAACTTTTACTTATTAATGGCAATACTTTGGCAATAGATTTTTTTATATTTCCATTATTATCTATTATACAATTATCGCGCGTTAATAACGGTCTATCAAATTTAAAATTATTATTCTTTTCTATTATCGCTATTTCTTTATTAGCCCATTTTTTCTCCGATGCCGTATATATGTAAAAATAGCACAATGGATACTGTTTTTTCATAGCCGCTATAAATGTAAAAAAGTATGGTCTTATTAATAAGGATTTGTCGGAATAACTTTCTTTTAAATAATTATTACATAATAGTTTATGTTTATTTAAATTTTTTATATTATTTTTTTTTATTAATTCAATAATATTATATAAATCACATTGATAATTACAATCACCTATTATTGTTCCGTCCAAATCTATTATAAATATATAAGGTTCTGTATTAGATCTTTTATCTTCTTTATTATTCATTAAATCTATTATATTATTATATTAGAATATTGCTTTATAAATAGAAGATAAATAATATAATGTCTCAATCGTATATTTATAATACAAATAATATTTCAAAAAAAAATAATTTTTCAAATTCAATGAATAGCAAACTTATTGATACATATGATAAATCTAATATAAAAATACCAGAATTATTAATTAAATATTTTAAAAATAAAAATTTAAAATACAATTTAAAACAAAGAATTTTCTACTACAATCATATAATAGAAAGATTAAAAAACATTAGTAATAATCAATGTTTAGTAGAGTATGATATTAATTCTAAAAAAAGTAATAATAACAAAGGCTATAGTATTAACGATACAATATTTCTTACTAAAAAATTTGGTTCTATCAGCAAATACGGATATATTTATATCACAGCCATTAGAAAAGAGATAGGCAAATTTCCTATAGCATCAAAAATTATGATTAATAATAGTGTAAATTTGTTTGAAGCAAATACTAATTTAAAAATAACAGATAAAATTGTAAAAACTATGTGTTCAAGACATTTTATTCTTACATATAAAGTTATTATGTGCGATAAAATTACTAATAAAAATCTACCTGATATTGTTGTCAACAAAAAATACTATGTTTTATTAAATGAATTAGCAAGAGGCGATTTAAAACAATTATGTAGTAACAAATTATTTCTTAAAAATGATAACATATTATATAATGTTTTTATTCAAATTATATTATCTATATCGACATTTCATCATCTAGGTTATGTTCACGGAGATTGTCATTGGGGTAATTTTTTATATCAAATAAATTATGGAATTAATAAAAACAGTTATCATCATTATAATATATATGGTAATAGTTATTATTTAAAATCTTGCGAATATACTATGTTTATCTATGATTTTGGTTTTGCTAAAAAATTAATATCATCAAATATATCTACAATTGAAGCCGACTATGTTAGATTAATTAATGCTTTTAAAAATAAAAATATAGAACCTAAATCATGGATATCTGTAGATAACAATTTACCTTCTGATAGTGTAGGATTTTTCGTTAAATTGTTTAAAAATGCTATATATGAAAATACGTTTGCTAAAAATAATAATGCAATGTTCTTAGAGAATTTAACAAATAATACAATTATACCTATTTTATTAAACGCTCCTAATAATATTTTTGTAAATAAATTACCACCAAAGGCTACTATAATTAATAAAAAACCTTATTATATTAATAAGAAAATACTTATCAAAAATTAAGAATAGCATCAGCCCTTTTTTTATTATCGTATATATATTTACTATTTCTTTCTTCAATGTATTTAGTCATACTCTCAAAACCAACATATATCATTTCATCCATCTCTTTATTTGTAACATGTAATTTCATACCTTTTCTATTAAATGTAATATTAATAGCATTATTTAATACAAGATTCTTAGGATTATAATAATCAATACAATTACTATCTTGAATTTCTTTTAATAAAACCTGTTTTACTCTTAATATATTTAAAATAGTCATCAACTGTTTTATAATATATATTAAATTAATATTTTTAACAGGTTCATTTATATTATTATTATTATCTTCTTCTTTATATAAAATCATACAAATTATATTTTCTTT